GTGCCGGTCTGGTCGCTGTCAACCACAATCGATTGCAGTGCAGTACGATTCGTGTCCTCGTAAAGCGCAATTGTGAAACTCGAAGCGAATGTGATGTCCCACAGAACAGCAATCCCGGAAACCTGAAATGTATCGCAGACGCCAGCGGGAACGACAAACTTGACTCCAATTTGATTGGGCGATGTGTTGGTCGAGCAGGTCCATGCGTCCAGAGACTCATACGGGAAACCGTATGCGCGAGTTGAAGACCTTACGATTGTGTTGGGAGTCCTGGCAGTCGTGAGTTTAGTTCCGTCTGTGACAATATAGGGAGTTGTATACAGCAGGTCGTTTGGGACAAAGTAGCCGACATCGACCCAGTTGCTCGCGCCCCATGTACCAGTTGCCTGCGGTTTGAGAACAATTGCAAATACATCACCACGAGCCAGAGTTACTGACGAGCCAAGGGTGCTGGTGATGTACAAACCGTTGTCGCCGGTTGACCATGATGATTTATCGGCATACCCGTTGCCGGATGCCAGCCATGTACCGGTCGGGAGACCGCTGGTAGGCCCCGTTCCACCCGTCGTGCTGACGCTTTGCAGTCCAATTCGCAATGTCCCTGGTGTAGCCGTCGAGATGTTCGATTGCATCCAGACAACATCGGTTATCGTGCAGTCCTCTTCGGCATACATGACAACCGCAAAATCATCAGTAGTCGCATCAAGGCGATTCGATACACCGAAAGCCGCGGATGTGAATGCCGGTATAGTCGGCCATTGCAAGGTGATTGCGGCCATTAGTTGCGAATCCTCATAACGTTACGATTGACTTCAAGCGCGTCGAACAAGGCTTGGCGATTGACAGCGTCCTGATTCGCGTGGGACCAGCCGAGCAGCACACGCTTGAGAATCGGCTCAATGTCGATGTCGAGCCTGTCAAGCCCAACGTATTGATCGAAGTCTGCCTCGCTAAAGAACACCAGGCTGGTCTTGTCGCTGAACTGGCAGATGATACGCCCGGTCGCATCCGTTTCTTTGCTCAACAATCGAATCGATGTCGCCATCAGTTCTGCTCCTTCGCCTCTGCGCCGAGCACCTTGCGGAGCCGATCGATCATAAGCTCGACGCCTTCCATGCCCAGGACCCCGAGCAAAAACGCCAGCCCGGTAGCCTTGGTCGGATCGCCGAATACCTCGAACTGGGACGCGATCATCGGAGTCAGGAACACAGCGCAGAATACACCGGTAACAGAGCCGGCGACCAAGGCCGGCCAACGACGGCCAGGATCGGCCACGAAGCGCATCAGATGCCTAACGCCACCGCCGGCGGCACCAGCCGCCAGATTCCAGAGCGTCTGCTCGATGTCGGATCTCATGCCCTGCCGTCCTCCACCAGGTTGCAACGCACCGTGAGCATCAGAGCTTGGGAGCGCAGCTCGTCGGTCCCCACGACTCCCCAGGCTCCGTCCTCGGTCCTGATCTCGTCGCTGGTCCGTATATCGGTCCCGATCGGCAAAGCCCATCGCCATTCCCCCTCGAGCGTCACGCTGCCGGCCATCTCGCTGTGCGAGCTGGTGTTGTAGGTCTTCGCGCCTGGCACGTCGGCAGCGACCCTGCGCCATGTAACCTCGACGCCTCCGGCACCGTCGCTGGTCGTGTACTGACGCCAGATCTCGACCGTCTCCGACGCGATCACGGTAGCCATGCGCTGGCTCAAATGCGCGAGGAGATCCGTTGGCACCATCACCAGATCTCCATCGGCCGGTAACGCTCGGCCATCGCCATGCAGTGGGCATGCACTTGCTGAAGCTGCACGGTCTTGTTCATATCAGATACCGCGATGTCGGCAGCGGCTTTGCCGGCCTTCTCCAGCCAGGCTCGGCTCACGGCTCGACGCAAATCGTAGGTTTCCTGCGGTGCGGACCCGTCGTCCTCCCACAGCAGGTCGTCGCCATCCGGCACTCGCTGGCCGGTGTATTGCAGCGACGGCTCGGTGGTCCAGGTCGGTGCGGTGGCCGAACTGGTGCCGGCACGAACGGCTCGGTAGAGCCGACCATTGGGTGTGGCCGGCACTACCTTGTCGCCGACGGCATATGCCGTCGATACGGCATGTGTGGACGCGCGCTGGCAACCATCGACGATCCGCAGAAGATCGCCGGACGTCAGCGTGGGGTACACGTCGCTCGAGCAGAGCGGCGCGAGCGCTTCGGCGGTTTGGGCGCGCGTCCTTGCCATGGGATTAGCCGATCACCAACGCCAGCGCACCGCTGTCGGCGGCGCTGTTGGTGCCGATCTTGCTGCGGCTGAAAGCGCAGCTGATCGACATCACGATCGCTCCAGCTCCGGCCGTGGCTTCGACTTTCAGGTAGCGCTTGCGTCCGCGCATATCGACCTGGAACACGACAAACTTGTTGTCGTCGGTCGCAGTCGGAAGCGTAAAGTTCGTGCCGCCTACAAATCCGGTCACATCGCCGTAGGTGCTGTTGTCGTCGCTTTCGGTCAGCTTGAGAACCGTAAGCGCAGATGCCATCGCGCCAAGGTTGATAACGATGGTCGCGTAGTCGGCCTTGACGCCGGAAGCCACCGAGTCGGCAGCCGTGGTCGTGAATGCCGCGGCGTTTGCCGAGACAGCTGGCAGCATATTGACCAGCCGAATGTTCTGCAGTTCAACCATTGTAGAATCCTCCACCGACCGGGGATTGCTCCCCGGCCGGCATTATGAAAGTTACGAGGCGGCGGTGATCAAGCCGACGATCGGACCAGAGGCCGAAGTGTCACCCACGCCAAACACGTTGATGTCAAACCGCTCGACAGCGCGAAGCGCCAATTCGTCGGTCTGGAAAGCATCGTGCTCGGAGAGGGAAACACCGATTCCGCGGCGATCGCCGAAGAACGCACCCTGCGACAGATCGCCGAGGAGCGCGCAGACCTGCGAGTTTGCCTCGGTCGTCGGCATGGCCTGGGAGATCCGCACCGGGTAGCCCATGAACAGCGGCTCGCGCGGGCCACCTACAGCGATGGTCTCGTTTGTGTTACCACCAGCGGCATCCGCCAATTTGGCCATGACCGTGTGGTAGAAGGTCCGAGAGACATACCACGCTGCGTTGGCGGTGTCGGCGAACTGCGGGAGACGTCCAACGACGCCGCGGAAGTCGGCGAGCAGAAGCTCGCTGTAGGCGTTGCCCGTACCGACCTGCAGACCCTTGATGTCCGCGATGGTTCCGCTGATGCCCTTCAGAGCTTCGCGAGCACCGACGATGCCGCCGTAGGTCGAGGTGCCGTCGCCGGCGAACCCGCACTCGTCCTCTTTCTGCGCGAAAGCACGAGCGCATTCGGCAGCCACCCAAGCGCCGAGATCAACGGCCGCGTCTTCGTTGAGCTCCGAGCTCAATCGAGTGTAGACGGCCAGCTTCTTGGCGGTGAGGCGGACGTTGTCGAACTGGTTGGTCGACTCGTTGATCGAGGCTCCCTCGCCAACGAAGTACGCGGTGATGCCACCGGTGCGCTTCGGCTGGACGCGGGTGTCGCTGGACATCGAGACCACACGAGCGTTGGCGCGGAAAACGCCGTACTGCTCGACGAGGTTGATGATGTCGCCGGCGAACTCGTCGGGCACGAGGTAGCCACCCAGGCTGTTGTCGTTGCCGACATGGGTCTTGTAGCCACGCTCGTTGGCCCACTGGATCGCCTTGGCGTTGCCGCAGACCGCGCCCAGGAACCACATGCCCAGACCGTACGCCTTGGCGTTGGCCTCGGCCTTGGTGCCACCGAAGATGCGGGAGGCGTTGCCAGCCTGGCGAAGAGCCTTGACGTTGTCGTCGGCGCGCAGCTCTTCGGAGGAGCGGCGCTCGCCGGCACCGTACGGCAGCATGTCGGCGCGAGCGCCGAGGCGGGAGAGCGCCTTGATGCGCTGCTCGAGCACTTCGTTGTCGTCCAGCAATCGCTGGGCTTCGGCCGGGTCGAAGTCGTCGGATTTGAGGATGTCCTGCGCCTTGGTCGCGTTGGCGATGATCTGGGCGCGCAGGTTGTCGATACGATTCATGGTCATACCTCGCCGGCGGTTGCGACCGCCAGCCGTTGCGCGATCGACCGACGGAGCAAATCGCGCCGTAGGTCGGTCTTGTCGTCGTTGTTCGCCGCGACCGCTGGCCCGTCGGCCTTGGTGTCGGACTCGTCGCCGGCCCCTGCATCACGCAGGATGGGCCACGCCTTGGAGGCGATTGTCGCAGCCTCCTTGCGACTCAGCGCCAGCGCATCGCGCAGCTGACGCTCAAGCTGGGTGATCGTGATCGGCCGGCCGGATCGCACCGCGTAGCTCTTCGCGGCCTCCGGCATCTTCGCGATCTCGAGCAGGATGCGATGGTACTCGGTCAGTACCGCATCGATGTCATCGATCGGCTTGCCGACCTCGATCATGTCGGAGACCGCCTCGAGCATGCGACCGGTGAGCCGGCCAATCAGCATCTCGCTTGCTTCGGTCTGCCATCCAGCAAAGACCTCGGCGGGAGACTCCGGCATCTCCTCTTCCATCTCCGGCATCTCGTCCTGCGGCATCATCGGCATGCCGTAATCGTCCTTGACCTCGGCGAGCGATTTGATGGTGGCCATGTTGCGCGACTCAGCCGGCCTGGGAGTCAGGGACGCTTCGCCGAGCGGCCATGCGTTGATGCGGCTCGACTTGCCGATACCAGTCGCCTCGCGGATCACCAGATGGCCGGCAGCGCCGCTCGAAAAGCCGAGACGGCCCTCCTGCGCCAAACGCTTGATCATCTGGCGGTACTCGTCGGACTGGTCGATCTGCGCCTCGTACCACAATCCCGAGTCCTTGACGGTGACGACACCGTCGCCGATCGCCTTGCGGCCTACCTTCGGGTCCATCCCGTGGGCGTAGTAGAGCCGGAGCGGGAACTGCTCGCCGGCCTCGAGCGGTCGCCCAAAGTCGGTCGCCTTGGTGAAGAAGTCGCCCTCGAGGTCGGTATCCCGCGGCGATCCGAATCGCACCAGGTAACCTGCCACCTTGCCATCGTCGGTCGCCTTGATGGCGTCCCCGAATATAGTCAGCATATCCATCATGCCACCAAATCCTTCAGCGGTTTAATTCGAGTCGTCGGTCCCCATTTGGGATCGTTCAGCACTTCGACCATGTCCTCGAGCGGGTATCCGTCGTCGTACAGCTCGAGCCGGCTCGGACCAAAGATGCCGAGGATCTCGTCGCGATCGAGTCCACCCATGATCCGATCCGCTGTCACGGCGCCAGGACGCAGGTCGGGAATCGATCGGTCGCCCGTGATCTCCGCCAGGCTCTTGGTGACCGGCACCATGACGCATCGGCAATTGGGATGCGACGGCAGGATCTCGCTGGTCTTGTGCAGCGTCCCAGACAATGCCAGGCATGCGAGGCATACTCGAGCGTCTTGGGTCGCCACGCGCCGGTATCCAGTCACCGCCGGCGACGACTCGTAAATCACGCGCTGGCCTTCCCGAGCGGCACGAACCATTTCGGTGCGGGCAATGGTCTCGGCTCGACGTCGCGACAGATCGGCGATCGAGCGCATATCGCGCGCCACCTCGCGAGGATTGCGACCTTGGGCAATGCCGGCCGCGAGCGTCTGCTCCAGAGCCGCCGGGATCTCCTGCGCGATCGAGTCAAAGAGCGTTGCGAGCGGAGAGCCATCGCTGGCGAATCCCACAAACTCGTTGATGGCTTCCTCGGGAAGGGAATCAAACGTGCCGAGGATC